TTTTTCTTTTTTAATGGTTTATAATTAACACCATCAAATAAACTACTGTCTGTCATTTATCCCTCACATGCTAAACAATCAGCTTCAGGTATAATTGTTCGTTCTACTTTTTTTGATACTAATTCAGCACGTTTGATAGCTTCTGAACGACAATAATACAAAGTCTTTAACTTTTTCTTCCAAGCCAACATATGCATGTCATGTAATTCTTTAATGTTTACATCAGCAGGTACAAATACATTTACTGATTGTCCTTGACAAATATGTTTTTGTCTGTCTGCCGCATGCTCAACTATCCATTGTTGATTTATTTCTATTGCTGTTTTAAATATATCTTTTTCATTATCAGAAAGAGCATCTAAATGTAATACTGAACCTCTGTTTGCTAAAATAGAAGTCCATGTTTCTTCATTGTTAATACCTTTTTTATCTAATAATTTTTCTAAGTATTTATTTTTAACTAGAAAAGAACCTGACATTGTTTTTTGTACATATGCATTTGCTCTGTATGGTTCTATAGATGGTGATGTTGTACCACAAATAATAGAACTAGAAGCATTAGGTGCTATTGCTAACAGGTGTGCATTACGCATACCAGTTCCTTCCATGTCTGGAGCTTCACCTCTTTTTACTGCTAGTCTTTTACTTTCTTCTACAGCTTGTTCTTTAATTGTTTTAAATATTTTCATGTTTAATGATTTAGCAAGTGCACCTTCAAAAGGTATTCCTCTTGATTGTAAATAAGCGTGAAAACCCATAGCACCTAAGCCTAAACTTCTTTCACTGTTTGCACTAAACTTAGCTCTAAACAATTCATCAGGTGCTTTGTCAATAAAATATTGTAGTACATTATCTAAGAACCTAACTAAGTCAGGTATAAATAAACTATTGTTCTTCCACTCATCATACTTTTCTAAATTAACAGAAGACAAACAACAAACAGCTGTTCTGTTTTCATCAGTAGCTAGTGTTATTTCTGTACATAAATTAGAATGATTAACTTTTAATCCTAATTTCTTTTGTGTTTCAGGTAATGCATCATTTACTGTATCAATAAATGAAACATAAGGCTCACCAGTGGCAACTCTTGTTTCTAATATTTTTAACCACAAATCTCTAGCTGATACTGTACGTACTACAGCTTTTGTATGAGGGTCAATTAAATTCCAACTGTCATCATACGTAGGTTCTTTAATACAATTATCTATTAACTGCATAAAGTCATCAGAAATATTTACACCATGATGTAGGTTAAGACATTTTCTATGTACATCACCACCACTAGGTTTTCTCATTTCTAAAAATTCTATTATCTCTGGATGTGATATATCCATGTATGCCGCATAACTTCCACGTCTTGTTTTACCTTGAGAGAACGCAAGTATCTCACTGTCAACTACGTGTAAAAAAGGTATTGAACCTGAAGACTGTGAACCACCAGAAGTTTGTGTTCCATCACTTCTTACATGTCCCCAATAACCACCGATACCACCACCAACAGAAGCAAGCCAAGCGTTTTCTGTATAGTGTCCTGTTAATCCTTCTCTACTATCACCTACGTAATTTAAGAAACATGAAATAGGCATACCTCTTTTACTACCGGCGTTAGACAAAACAGGCGTAGAATACATAAACCAAAGTTTAGATGCATAATCATATATACGCTGTGCCATCTCATCATTATCAGAAAAAGCTTTTGCTGCTCTCATAAATCCTTCTTGCGGTGATGTTTCTTCTGGTAATAAATATCTATCTTTTAATGTTGTCTTACCAAAATCAGTAAGTAAGTTATCTCTTTCGTAATCTATCATTCTTTTGTTTCCGTTACTCTTGGTTGTCCTTCTTTTTCTATAATAAAATCAATGTATTGTTTAGCTTTCTTTAAATCTTCAATACCATGTCCCTTGTATCTCCACCTAGAAATATACTTTACAACGTTGCCCTCGCAATACGTGAGGTTATTTTGTATAATATAATCTATAGGTTCTATACCACCTTTATTATAGTGTAACGGTTTTTTTATATTGTCCATAATTTTACTTCTCCTGTTTTCTTATTGTAATCACCATGTCTTAGTATACGTGCAACTCTAGCTTGTTGTAAAGCTTCAGCCTCTGTATATCCTTTATCTACGTAAATCTTTTTGACTATCTTCCATAGGTCTAAAAGGGGAACGTTAGTGTATTTTTTAATCAGCTTTTCAGCAGTCTTAATTCCAACACCTTCTATACCATCATAGCCATCAACTTTATCACCTGTTAAAGTCTGTATCATAAACCAATAGTCAGCCATTCGCTCAGGTATGTGTTCTACGGTCACTGCATCTTGTGATAATTTACAAGGCACTGTTCGTAAGTCTTTATCTATACTAACAACAATACGTTCTTCATCTACAGGTTCTGTAGCCATAATACCCATAACATCATCTGCTTCTAAGTTCTTCCATATAACTCCGTTATGTTTTTCTAACACATATTCTCTCAAAGCTTTTAATGTAATTGGTTTACGTTTATCTTTTCTATTGTTTTTGTATGAAGGCAATACATCTTTTCTAAAATTACTGCTGTCTGTTAAAGCAATAACATAGTCATCAGCTTTTAAGCTTGCACCTAAGTCATCTATAACTGCATCTACATCAGCTTTACATAAAGTTTCATCACAGTGTAATGTCCATAAACCGTCACCCCAGTTTGTTTCTACTTCATTATTAAGTGCTATCTTATATAATAAAATATCACCATCAATTAATAATACTCTTTTAAGTTTCATGTTTCTCCTAGTTGTTTAATTGAATTAAGTCTTCTTTAGGTATTAAATATCCTACAGAACTTTTATTGTCCCCACCTAAAACTGTTTTGTATTTTTTATCTTTTATCATTTGTTTTAACTTTGTAGTAGCTATTGTAATAATAAGTGGAAATGTATCTTCTTTTTTAGGTAACACATAATTCCAAATATCAGCAGTTGTTACTAGAATACCACTTTCTTTACCTCTGCTTTTAAATTCAACAAAAATATTTCCTGTTTCTTGACATCTAAAATCAACTTTTGTTTCTGCTTTTATTTCTTTATTTGTATAGGCTTTTACAACATAATCTTCACCTTGTTTACCTTTATCTAAATCAAATTTAAAATTAATTTTAGAATCATATTCTTTAGTCCATGTTTTATTAGTGTGTTTCACTCCAGTTGTCTCCTATCTTGTATTCACCAGTTAGCGGAAGTCTTAAATTAAAATACTTACCAGTGTCTTCTATTGCTTTTACGGCTAATTGCCCGACTTGCTCAGCATCTTTTGCAAGACACTCTACTTGTATTTCATCATGTACCCACACTACTTGATGTGCTTCAGGTATTTTCTTAATTACTTTATCAAACTCTACTAACCATTGTTTACAAACTAAGGCTCCGGACGATTGAAGCAAAGTATTTAATGCAGCATGACTTGAACGTACTTTAACACGTCTCTTATCAAGACCTACTAAGTAACCACGTTCAGCTGCTTGCTGTACATTTTCAATTAGTTTGTTTAATGCAGGTAAGTTATTTAAGAAACGTTTCTTTATCTTAGATGCTTCTGCTACAGTTTTATTTGTAACTGCTGCAATCTTTTTAACACCACCACCGTAAAGAAAACAGTAGTAAAAACGCTTGGCTAAGTCTCTGCTATCTAACCCTGCTAATGTTTTTGTTTCAGAGTGTATGTCACCATCTAAAACAACTTTAGCATAGTCGCCATTATCATACTTAGCCATGTAGTGAGCCAACATTCTCACCTCTAAACCTGAGACATCAATGCCTACAAGTTTTTTACCAGTTGGAACCGTGAATAATGCTCTACATTCTTTACCATACTGCACACCCACACTTGGAATTTGTGCCATGTTCGGGTACGAGTGTGTTGCACGCGCTGTTACTGTAGAATTAGTATTGCAAGTGCCATGTATTTTATTATTCTTTTCATGTTTTAACCAAGCTTGAGCACCAGTTGCTAATTGTCCTATTCTTTTATCTAATAGAAAATGCTCACATAATATTTTAGCTTCAGGGTATGGTAAACTTTCTAAAATAGTTTCATCTAACTTAGGCTTACCATCATCAGTATAAACTTTAGGTTTCCATCCGTGTATTTTAATTAATCTATCTGCAATATGTTGTCTGCTAGATGGATTAAAGATAATAGTTTTTTCTTTGTAAAACACCTCACCTTTAACATATCCTCTAGCTTTGTTATTTACTTTTGGTATAAAAGGTATGTGTTCTTTTTCAGGTGGAAACATTACTTGTAATTTATATTCTATTTCCATTCTTCTACCATTTAATTCTGAATAAAGTTTTTTAGCTTCTTCAGTATTAAAACTAAAACCATGAACTTCTTGATTGTAAATTAATTGTGCTACTGAGTGTTCTAAATCCATAGCTTGCTGAGAATATTTCATATCTTCATGTATCATTTTGTGAAGATTATAAGTTACTTCTACATCTTGCTTACAATATTCTAGCATTTCAGGTGTGAAAGTTTGCCAGTCTGTATCAAACTGTGCTTTGTAATTTCCTATTCTATTACCCCATGCTTTTAAACTGTGTCTTCCTATACAGTCTTTAGGAAAATCTTTACGTTGAAAATCTTTTTCTTTTACATCTGGAAATAACAATCTTGTTGCTACAAGTGTGTCAAAAATTTTTGCCTCAGTTTTAAAGGTAGGATATAATTTTTTTATTACAGGTAAATCAAATTTTATAATGTTGTGTCCTATAATTTCTTTTGCTGTAGATAATTTATCTAATGCTTCATCAACTGATAAAGACAAAAACTTATTGGTGTCTACATCTTTTAAAACTAAACAATGTATTTTAGTACAGACGTTAAGAAATCCATCAGTTTCTATGTCAAATATGTATCTCATATTTTTAATACTTTCTTTTTAATAACATTAATAGTTGGTATAACAGTCACATTACCAACGTCACCTAGTGTACCATCATCTTCAAAGTTTATGTCACCACATAAAATGTGGACATTCTTGTCTTGTTTTATTAACCAACCAGTACTTATACAAATAGTTGGTGTACTTGTTTTTGCTTTTTCTAATGACATCCACGAAGCATCAGAGTTTATATCAAGCCAATGACATAAAACAAATTTAGCGTCTAATGTTTTTTTAGTTATTGTAGGTAGTTTCATAATTAATGTATGTGTTTGTGTATTTTTATATCTACGTTCCATGCTGCATCTTCACCATTCATAGCAAGTGCCATCAATGCATCTTGTATTAATGATGCAGAACTTTCTTTAGCAACATGTAATACTACAGGTGTTGAACTTTCTTTTGCTTTTTTAACAGCAGATAAAACATAAAATGTCCAAGATACTGTGTCTTGTTTTTCTTTTCTATTTCTAATAGGTAATTTAGAAGTCATTAATAGTCTCCGCTTGTACTTCAGTTAAACAACCAGTGTCTAAATCATATCGTAAACTACAAGCTTTGCCAGTTTCACCACTAAATCTATTTTTTAAAACATTAACTTGTGCAATATTATCTTCAGCTTGTAAGTCTCTAGACAATGCCAACACCATGTCACTTAATTGAGCAATACTTTGACTACCTCTTAAACTATTCATAGATACTTGTACGCCATCTTCATAACCTTTATTACCATCTTTAGTTCTTGATAAATGTGAAACAAGTATTAAACCAATGCCAGTTTCTTCTACTAACGTTCTAAGTTTTGATACAAAATAATCTATAAGTTTACGTTCATCATTTGTATTAGCATCACCTAATGCAGACAAAGCCATGTGTAAATGGTCTAATATTACATAGTCTACATTACAAGCTTTAGCCATGTATCTTATTTTAGAGAGCAAGTTATCTGCAACTGTTGAACCAAAATGATTGTAAAGATAAAAGTTGCCACTGCCCACAGTATTGTTAAACGTCTTAAGTAAGTCTTCTTCACTAATACCCTCTCTTGTTAAATGTAATGGTTTTTGTAATTCAACACCCATAATACCAAGTGCACTACGTTTAATACTTTCTTCTAATGCAATGTAACCTACGGTGTAATTATTTTTTAATAAGTTTAATGCTACGTGTCTACAAAAACTAGATTTACCAACACCACTTCCGGCAGTAATTGTAACAAGCTCACCTTTACGTAGTCCATGTGTTTTAACATTTAAACATTCAAATGGATATGGAACTGTTACATAATTATCTTCTTTTTGTATTTCATTCCACAAGTCTTTCCCGACTACAATACCATCAGGTCTATATGGTTTACTTGACCATATGCAATCTGTTAACTCTCTTACTTTGTTTGCAAGTAACATTTCGTTTGCATCTTTTAATGGCATTGTACAAATCTTAGCTTTGTTTGGTGTAAATAATTTTGCACATTCAATAGCAGCTTTTTCTCCGTGCTCATCTTGGTCAAAACAAAGTACTACACTCTCAAATTTTTCAAGCCATTCTAATTCTTTTTGAATATCTTTTTTAGCGCCTTGTGCACCTGTTTTAATACTTACTACTGGAAATTTATTTTGATTAGTTCTGGAAATTGATAAGGCATCTATCTCGCCTTCTGTTACAATACACATTCGTCCACCTTCTCTCCATAAATGCTGTCCAAATAGTGTTGCTTTCTTTGCGTCACCTAACCACTGAAATGTTTTATCAGGGTATCTTAGTTTTTGTGCTACTAATTGTTTATCTTTGTCATAGTAGTTTGCAATCTGACAAGGTCTTCCAAACCATGCACCAGTTTGATAATTAAATTTTTGTGCTGTATCAAAGTCAATGTTTCTTTTAGACAAAGCAGATACAGTACCTGTTATAAAATCTTTACATTTTTCTTTTACGTTTGTTTGCATTTCTTTTTCTCCTTGTTTGTGTGTGTTACATGAAAAACAGTAAGTATGTCCATCATCATATACCGAATTAGCATCTGAAGAGCCACACTCATCACATGCTGAATGATATAAAAACGTACTATTAGTATTTTCCATAAAATTTTTTACCTTAATATTTGGGTTAATAAAAACCTACTGGATATTTCTACCCAGTAGGCACAAACAAACTATGTCAGCAATTCTTTTACATCAAATTGCGGACACGAGGAGCTAGTCACATCTCTATGACCAACAATTTCAACCTGACCATAACTGTCTTTTAAAACATCCACCAGTTTAACTAAACTTTGGTATTGTTTGAAAGTAAAATTACAGTCAGGCTGTCCATCAACATTTTGTCCGCCAATTAGACAAATGCCAATAGAATTTTTATTAGACAAGTTAACATCTGTTTCAATGTGTGCGCCTGCTATCATAATATCACGACCATCCTGAATAGAACCGTCTCTTTTGATTATTTTATGGAACGCACATGAGAATAAACCCTCTTTTCTATGTTGCTTGTCTAAATCTTTAACATCTAAATTTTGTTTTGGATTTGTATTACTTGAGTGAACAACAATGTACTTTGTTTCTTTTCTTATGTTACTCATAACCACTCCGTTGGAACATGTTTGTCTGCGTATTTAAATCCATACTTATCACACCACATGCCATATGTTGTTTTTGATTTTTTACTTATTCTTGTTTTAGAATTAGAAAATATAAATCTAATATCTAACTGAGGATGCTGTTCTTTTATAAGACGCATTTTCTGGCGGTCTTGAGAAGTAAAGTAACCTTTAGTCTCAATATAAATGCCAGACCCAGTTAGATAAAAGTCAGGGGTATAAGTGTGAACTTTTTGCGGCTTTGTATAGTTAAGTTTAGATTGTTCAAATTCGTACTTAACTTTTTTAGTGTCAAGCTCAGAAGCAATTGCTTCTTCTAAGCCTGACCTAAAGCCGTATTTTAAACCAACTTGATTAGAAGTCAGCTTCTGCGGTTTCTTCTTGTACCACATTGTTCACACTTTCTGTTGCTTCGTAGCCACCTTCAACTTTGTCAAAGCCGTAGCCTTCAGCATTGCCGGCACCACCTTCAACTAGCTTAGTTATTTGTACTGCTCTTAATCTCAGACTTACGCCTGCGCCTGCCATTGCAGTGAACCAGTGTACTAACTCAGCACTAACTTTCATCTCACTTCCAGACCAAACGTTAGCATCAATTAAAGGTTTACCGGAGCTATCAAACAATGCTACTTTAAATGGAATGACTTTTCCATCAGCAGATATTATTTGTGCTTTTCTTTTAAACTTGAATACAGTATTGCCAGTAGGCTTACCTTCATCATCAAGTTGTTCTTCGTATGGAGCGTTTGCTTGCTTTACAGCTTTGCCTTTGTTTTTTTCTTTGGCAATCTCTACGCTCTTTTTAATTTCTTCATCAATCTGTTTAATCAATGAAGAAGCCTTGTCAGTAGGCACTACAAGATTTACTTTGTAATGTCCATCTTTGTCAAACTTAGTATCTGGTTTTGTTAACCATGCATACTGCGACACGCCTTCAGGACTTACAATCTTAACATAATTATTTTTCATATGTGTTTCTCCATTCTACTATGGGTACTTTAATGCTACGCAAAAAAGAACTCACTGTCCCGCAATTGTTGAATATCTAAATTACCTTTGGCGGGAACTTCAGGTAATTTATCGTGTAGCTCTTCAGGTAATTGTCTAAGAACGTCATTCCTAAAATTTTCAAGAATATCATTCTCACTAAACATTTTAATAAAAGCTTCTCTAATAGATTTATTAAGTGTTTCAACATCACCTGCGGTTGTACCAAAACTATCATGTACGTTACAGAAATTAGTAATGCCATTTTTATAAGCAATATTAACTGTACTCATCATAGCTGCACTGTCCACCGAATGAACTACGTTGGGTGCTACTCCGTTACCCATTCGTAGTTTGTCAGTTAAGTCAGTCTCAGTATTTATACGAGGCTTAATAACTTCACCCATCAACATAGCCTTAACTCTTTTAGACTTCATCTCTGGATATGACTGATACACTGGAAAACCAACCGGCGTTACCCAATGCACTGGTAGTTGTTGTTTCGCAACCGTACGTGCGATTGTTTGTAGATAGTCCATACCAATCCTAGCAGATTTCAGATTATCACCGATACTGTCCCATATGACACTTGCTAAATAACTAGCCGGTCTGAATATCTCATCTTGAAATGGATGGTTTTCTCCTTTGTCTTTACGTTTTGTTAAATCTTCAATTACAAAGTCAGTGCATGAATATCTAGTTGAACCATAACAGATAGTCATAATACTTCTTTTGGTAGTTGAACGTTTAACTCCGTAGTCTAACCACAACTGAGCATACGGTTTATTCTCAGCTGCATGTTGTTTTAATTTATCATTAACTGCGTTTGCAACTAATTGATAAATGTCTTGAGGTGTAGCACTAGGCAAACAATTAACAAGCTTGCCTGCTTTTTCGTCTCTTAACATTAAAGAATAAATTTGAAGACCATTACAAGAACCATCTACGTTAACTGGTATATTAGAAATAAATCCATAACCTTGTTCTTTAAATCTTTTCCATTCATCACAAAATGCTAAGAATTGAAATGGATTAGATGCATTTTCCCATTGTCTATGTAACATTGGGTCAGTTCCACAATCAATAATCCAACTCTCATTATCGTTAGTCCACTTTACTCTGTCAGCAAACGATATTTTATCTTCACCGTATTGATTAGCACCATGTATAGCCAACCAATAATCACCTTTGTTTTCTTTTGTGATTGCTTTGCCTTGTGAAAAAGACAACAAAGCTTTGGCACCACCAATAGACTGATAATTTAAAAACGCCGGAACTGCATACGCTCTACCTCTAAAGTCTAATTGAACGGGAAAATACAACGTTGCATAATTTTTAAATTTTTGTGCAAGGTGTATAATTTTAGCATACAACAAACGTTTAGAAAACATTCTAGCATTTTCAGTGTGAGCCATAACAGCTCTCTTCTTCCATTCTCTTCTACTGTCAACATTAGTTTCAATGTCATGCGGTTTGTTTGGAATATCAAAGTTAGTACTAGGTGGCATACCACCAACAGCTAACCCTTTGTCCCATGCTTCTTGCATAACTTTTAAGATAAAATTATTAATCTTAAATGGTGTTGCTTGCATAGTATTAACAGCATCATACACTTCAGGCATGTCAAAGTTTTCAAGTTCCTTTTTGTATTTCTTGTTTTTTTGTTTAACAAGCTCAAGTTCAGGAAGCTCTTTAGTCCAATAACCGCCACCTACAACACTGCTCCATAACTTTGGCGGCATAACTGTAGGTAAGTATTCCGGATTTAACAATTCATTAAAACTGTTTCTACTTTTAATCCACTCTCTAGTTTTATCAGTCTGTTTAATTATCTTTGCTTTTTTATGTTTGACAGTCTCAGTACCTATTTCAATCATACCTGTTGCATAAATCATAAGTTCAACCAGTCTAAGACCTACGTGCAATTTAACGGGTGTTGTCCACTCTTCCCATTTCATTACTTCGTCACGTTTAGCACTCTCTCTTAGTTTTCTACGCTTGTAAGTATAATTAAAACTACGCTTATCTAAGTCTTGTTTAACTGTTTGGTACAAATCAGGATTTAAATGTTTAAAGTTTTTAAGACTAATCTCAGTCTCAACTTTACCACCTAAACTTATGCATGTTGCAGTCAAAGGTTTGTATTGTGTGATTGTATTAATAATGTGTTTACCAGTAATTAGTGCCAGTATCTCAGGCTCAACTTCACACATTTTTAAGAAGGCAATAGAAGGTTTGCCTATTGTCTTTTTAGATTGTTCTTGTGTCCATTCAGCAATAGCCATTGCTAAAGGTCTTATAGTGTTTGCTACCATTACTTTTCCATAACTGGTAACACTTTCTTCTTCTCGTTCTATGTGAGATTGAAGTCTTTTATTAGTTCTATTAGAACCTAAATTCCTCATCTCTTTTTCGTGCTCTACTTCATCTTTATAAGTAGGCATACTTTCAATCAGTCGTGCCATGTGTCTAACTCCTATAATTATCAGTGGGTTATGTTTATAATATCTACTATGGGAACCTTAGTCAGGCTCCCTAGTAGTAACTTGTAGCTCATTAATAATAGCTAATAAAGGTGGTTTTTTTGAGCTCAGTATTTTCTCAATAAAAGTAGCCGCTCTGTGTGCTATTTGGTTTGGTGTCAGTGCATCATATGCTTCAACAGATTGTGTTTTCTGTAAAAACAATATGATTTTCTTTTTAAGCTCCCAGTTAATAGCTACTTCTTTACGTATTTTTAAATCTACATTCCTAGCCATTAAAATTGCTTTGGTATTTTTTAAATCTTCAAGCCATCCTTTAGATTTAGTTTTAAGTGCTATTAACTCAGCCTCTAGTTTATTATTATTATCAATTAAATGTTGTATTTGTTCTTTATCTGTCATTGTGCTCCTCTAATGATTTGATTTGTTTATCTGTTAATTGTGTTGTTTGTTCAAAAGGGTTAATGCTACGCTCCCTTTTAGGTTTACGTATTGCATGTATTATACCGGCTGTTACTGCCCCTAGTATTAACACATGTCCTTCAAACGGTAGGTCTAATATAAGTTCAATCATGTTGTCCTTTGGTTAAGTTAATTGTAACAGACTAAAGCCGGCTAGTACCGGCTCTAGTTTCGCTCCGTGAGAGCTCATCAGTGTTACTAGTCGTAATTTCTTTGTTTCATAATGACACTTACTTCAATTTCACACCCATCATGTGCGTCTGATAATTCATCCATTAAAGATACAAATTTTTTAATATTTATACCTTCATCACTAAACATACGAACCAATGTGTGTCCACTTTCATGCTTTTCTTTTTTTTCATTCCATTTGTCACCTATTACAACCATATCATATTTACTTACGTACATATTAATTACCTCTTATTGTTTGTTTTAGTTTTTGAAACTTAGCATCAATCTCAGCTTGTTTTAATTCGCCGTGAAATTTGTTAAGCTCCTGTTTTTTATCAAGACCTGCCGGCTCGTCAATTCTTAAACCTGCTGAATTGAACCATTTACCGGTGCTAGTTAAATAGTATTTTGACTTTACTTTTTTAACTTTACAGGGGTCAACCGTTCCATCAGGTTTTAACAAATAAACTGATTTATTAAAATTCTGATACAACCGGTCAACCCAACGCTCATTAATAAAATTAGATACAACGATATTAGGCATTAATGACCCGCCTTGCTGTAACCGTTGTTTAACTTCATTCTCACGGCTAATCTTTTATTTCTAAAATCTTGCTCGTCTTCTAGCATTTTTTTATGCAGGTATTTGTATATTATTTTAAATAGCATATTCATATAGCTACGCTCCTATGTTGATTGTTTGAACTTACTGAGCTCATCAGTCATGGCGACACCATGAGACAAGGCGCCTGAGGTGCGCCCTGTTTCGCTCTGTGTTTATTATTATATTTTTAACAGTTGAAGTCTGTCCGGTAACTGCGCATCAAATTTAATGATGTCCGGCACCGTGTCAGTCTTAGGACGTATAAAGCCTGACTGTAAACCATAAGAACGCTCAACGCCGTATAATTTCATAAGTTTTACAAAATCCTCGCCGTTAAGTCTCTTCTTTTTTGCTTCAGCGCTGCCGCCGTCAATCCATGTTAAATGGCGTCCAGTTGTAACGCTCCATCCATTCTGACTAACATGTAACACGCCAAACGGGTCTCTAATTGCTACCGGTGTGACGTATGAGTAATAAACTGTTACGCCGTTGTCAGTGCAGCTATAAAGGTTTTTTGTAGTTCTTAAATAATGTTTTTGCATAGTGTCCTCGTTTTTGGTTGTTTGTAGTTACTTATGTAACAGACTAAGCGGCAAATTTGCGCCGCTCAGTTTCGCTTATTAAAAGCTCGTCAGTGTTACTTAATATTGATTATATC